CGATGTTAGCCATGCCACCAGTGAATCCGATGGCAAGAATCGCATCACCAACTGAAAATCCGGCAGTCAAAAATCCATTTGCCGAATCAGTGAATGAGTCAGCGCCTGCGCCACCATCAACTGCGGCAATCGTCGTTGCAGTATAAGTGGCTACGTGACGCGCTGGCACACCACCAAGCATCTTGTTTCTGAGGCAGGTACTGTACTTGAGTGCCATAGCCTTATTCCTCCTATCTACTAAGAAGAACTATGTACTTATCCGCTAATGCCGCAGCTGTTCCTTCACTGCAGGTTGGATAAGTCAATTTCCCCAAAGTCGCATTCTCAAACTGTCCACCATCTGAGCCTGCACACAAGCCCATATTTGTTGCCCAGATGATAACCTTGCCACGTTTCTTATCGGTAACGTATGCTTGCTGCACTCGAGCTACCGTGTACGGAATAGCCGAGTAAGGAGCAACTACAATCTGCTCAAACTCTTTCGGATTACGTCCACCGATGAAGTAAGTTGTTGTCTGATCACTCAGGAACAAGCCATCGTTGACGGCCTTAACCATTGTGATATCAGTACCATACGAGAGAAAATTACGAGCTAAGTCAAATGCGCCCCAGTTGAATCCTTCGCTCCATAGTAAATGTCTTCCCTTAGCCACGAACGTACGGCCAGCATAAAACTCTACCAACTGACCAATCGGCGGATTACTAAACGTCCGCGAAGTGTCTGGCCCAACATACTCACCAACTTGCCATACCCAAGAAGCTCCTTGTCTTACATAACCATTCTCGAATCCGTTTGTGTAAAAGATTCGATCAGGAGCCTGTGCACATGACAAGCGTGCATTTGGTGTCAATCCACTTCGTAATCCTTTCCTTGTATAATCAGGCAGCAGTTGATAGAGGGAAGTACCACCTACAAATAAGCAATCGCCTCCTTCACAAAACATATCACTTCCATAGAAGGAGGCAACTTTGTTCCAGCCAGGACGTCTTGAAACTCTTCCTCTCGAATCCACATCTACGTTGTAAGCTGTTGCCAACTCGCCCATGCTCGTCTTCTCATCAAATGCCAAGCGAGTTGACTCAACCGTGTTGTTAAGGCCAAATGCGCCCCTGAAAATCGGTGTCATCTTAGCCATTGTTACACATCCCAGATTGTTTTCTCGCGTGGTCCAACACGCTTCGATACCCACGCAAGTAGTTTTGCCTTTCCCATTTCATACTCAGCCGAGTAACGATCAGTATTCGGCTTATCGCCCATCTTCGACTCAATGATGCCGTAAGCCAATTCGCAAGTCTTAGGCACAATCGTTTCTCTGTGAGCAACCAATGGGATGTAAGTTGGAATGTCCACGTTACTTACCAATAGCGTAGGATCTCTTAGGTATAAAACCGTAATGGCGGTTTCCTCAGCTGGGATGTTCTGATAATAGACTACATTCCCTTCGAGGCATATCGCCTCAAGATCCCCTTCATTATCAAGCGTTACGTAATAACTGAGGAGCCCCTCCAAGCCTTCTTTGTAGATCATCAACTGCCCTTCGGACGTTCCAGCATACAACAATCTACCAGTCGAATTGCTGGGCATAGCAGTATAGGCGACGCCTAGGGCAGTTGTGATCGAGCCAAGTGTCTTGAGAGCAGGGAGGTCAACGTCTTCGCAAATTAAGCCAATAGCGTCATTTACGAGGTCGGGTATGCGGACCAAAATCTCACTCGACTCATCCTTCAATTTCAACAAGACTTCTTGTTGGAGCTCCTCATAATTCACTACACACCTCCGAGATAGTTCAAAAAATGAATTATCTATGTTCCTCGCTTACCAAGCGCCGCCGGGCAGATGCGAAATCAGCGCGTGTACCTTACACTTGCCGGTGGAAATCACGCCGCCTGCATTGCTCAAGTAAATGACAATCGCAGGTACGGTCGCGTCGGCTCCGACAATAACGACTGGGCCGCTGATCGTACCAGCCGCCTTCGCGGTCAAGAAGTCTGAACCGTTGGTCGGCCAGTAGTAGCCAGCAGTTCCGAAGGTAATATCAGCGGTTACAATGTAATCATCGACGTCAACTGTGGTCACATCACCACCAGTCGTTACCGCATCCGTTGCCAGCGTACCGACACCGAGTGTACCGACTGCAGCACCGGCATCGACGGTAAAGACGGTTGTAATCTGAACGCATATCTCGTGGACAAGTACCGTCCCCTGGCTCGCCGGAAAGCTGAACAGGATGGATGCCAGATCCTCGGCGTCGTCACCAATGACTTCGTTGGAAGAAATCCAGTACGGATTGAACAGGACATTCTTCCTGAGATCGGTTTTTCTGTAATCAAGTGCAGTTACTGTTGCCATTGTTAATTCCTCCTTGGAATTTGTTGTATGCTACTGGATCAGGTAGTACTGGCAGAAGACGCAGAATGTTCCTTCTGTCGTTGCACCACCTGCGGCGATTGTACAAGTGATCAGGCCGCCCTTCGTCCCGAAATACTTTGATCGATCCGAAGTTGCCGTATCGTGAACACTGTACTTAATGCCGGTTTCTAGCGGCTTGGCGATAGAGGAAGTGATAAAGCCATCTACCACTGCCGTCTCACCGTTACCAAGCCAGCCGATTGAGAGCGAAGGCGCCCCACCCACGTATGCCACTGAGATATCCAGCCACACGTCAGTAATGAAAGCGTACTGAGGCACACGAATCAGGCCGTAATAGCCATCATCAGGCGCGATCAGAGTTACGCTCTTCATCATGTAGCCGATATCACTCATCCGATATCTTGATTTATCAACAAGTGTTGCCATGTTTCTGGCCTCCTATACACTCAGCTTACGGCTGAAGTCTTGTTGCGTAAGAGCAGCCGACGATTACGTTCGTGTCAACTGACTCAAACCGTGTCTTGGTCATGCCGAAGATACCACCGCCTCTGACCATGACGTACGGGTTGGCGTACTTGGACTCACCAGCACCACCCCACGCCCATACGCCTGCCTGAGCGCCCAGGAGAAGATTGCGGTAGACGTTTGTGGTAATTGCAGGGATTCTCTCGGACTTCGAGATAAGCATACCGTTGTACTCGATCTCGACCTGCGGAGGAGCACCAAGCGCCCTGGCGTTTCTCACGTAGTCTCCCCACTGCCCAGCGTTGTAATTCTGTCTGAGCCTATCGAAGGCGTAGTTGTGCAGGATAACGCGGTAGTAAGGTTTACCGTTGATCGTAATGGGCCGGATCTTGTAATACTTCTCACCGTAGAGATTCATCGTCTCAGCCCGCTGCTTCATGGCGTCGAGGAAGGTGAGGTCGGCAACATCGGCAGCCGTCATGGACGCCTCAGCAACTTCGTTCACGGTCATCTTGTGGTACGTATCAGGCTCGGAGATTGACATAGCGAAGACTTCGTTATCCTCACCCATCCGAAACGCTGAGTTGCCTGCGAGGTTGTTGATAACGTAATCGCTGAGCAATTCACCCCACCGATCTGTCAGGCCGGTTTTACCTTCCTGGAGCAGGTTGTAAGGAATCCGCTGCTCGTCCATTCTTCCACCGGTGTCAACTGCAAGGTTGAACTCTTCGATGGTGACGTAGAAGTTCCGGAAGCGCATCTTTTCCTCGTTCCCTTCCACCGTCTTCGAGCCGACGATACCTTTCTGTTTCAATGGCAGGCGGATACCAAACTTAATCTGGTCGCCTTCGCCCTTGGCCAGCTCGGTCTTCATCTCGATGATTGCGTTACTTCCGGTGCCAACCAAGTCATTGAATTCGACAGCCGGAAGCAGAACCCGAAAGAGATCCTTTGCCCACTTCTTCCGAGTAAGTCCATCATTTGTTGCGAACAGTACTTCGTGTGCCATTGCACTTCCTCCTTTTTACTTGAGTGTCCCGAGCATATACTGATTCCAGATAAGCTCTGGGACTTTACCTATCTCGTCCTCAGGAAGTGCGTCGATCTTCGCTGCCGTCCATACCGCATCTTGAACTGCTCCAGCGCCACCGACATCCTGTAGACTTGTTGCTGCATCCTTTACCACCTGGGTCGCGGTCTTCCCAGCACTTTCATCTTTCTTCTCACCCTCCGTTGTCGTAGAACCAGCCGCATCAGGTTTGGCCGTTCCCTTGTCAGTTGTTCCAGTTGCTTCACGATACTTCGGGTGATATGTCTTAATTGTTTCGTACATGAAGCGATAAGGATTGGGCTTGGCCCATATCTCCTCTTTCAGTCCCTGTCTCACGTCAGTTACGGTGAGTGTCGAGTCGCCCTCACAGATGGCCTTAGCCATGATCTCGATCATGTCGTCGAAGTTATTCTGGCTCACCACCTGATCAATGTCTTCATATTTCGGCGAGACTCTCATAACTTCAAGTAACTCGCCGAGATAATTATCGCGAGCTTTATAGGCTTCAGTGTCAGCTTTTTCCTGCTGTATAGTATCTTCCGTGATGATGTTCGCATCTTTGAGAAGCTTCTGACTCCGATCATACTGACGTTGAAGCGTACCGAACCGCCCATCAAGCTCACGAAGCTGACTCTTAAGCTCATCCGTCGCATCAGCGATTATCTCCTCGATTGTTTTCTTCGCGTCTCCAAGAGCACCGTCGGCACCGACTTTGGCAGTTGCAGCGGCAGCAGCAGCTTCAGCAGCGGCAGCATCTTCAGCTGCTTTTTTACTTGCTTCGTCGCCGTCGCCTCCAGTGTTAGTGCCCGTTTCACCTGTCGTTTGCTCTCCACTCTTCGATCCATCAGGAGATCCACCACCGGCATCTTCCTTGACTTCGATCTGTCCAGTTGCTTCAAGAAGTTCACGAGTCCCATCGTCCATCTCCAGCACGTCCAATAAATTAGCCATCACTTGCCTCCTTTTGCGCTCTGCGCTTTAAGTTTTTGAGCACGATCCCTAATCCGAGCTACGGCCGTGTCAGCTAGGGCTTTTGTAGCGTGCTCTTCTCTCCTTGTCTGAAGTTCAGCAGCAAGCATTCTTTCTTCCCGTTCCTGCTGCTGAGCATGGTACTGCATAACCTTGGTTCTTACACTCAGTGGTAAATCCGAATACTCCATGATAATATCTGGAGGGATAACGCCAGGGTTGTTCTGGCTGAAATCCGTCAACATCTCAGCAACCGCCATTCGCATAGTGGTTGTGTCAACTGCTTCGTCAACTCTCAGATCATACTCGTATGCCGACAAGTCATTGAAGCCCTGAACTTGCGGGTTCATCTGAGTGTTGACCTTCATCAGATAATCACCCTGTGGCCCTTCAATCCTAATCATGTCTTCGTAAGTGATGTACTGCTGAATCATACTTAAGAGAATCTCACCACCACGAATCCTCGACTTTCTGAAATTATCGAAGAGCATGTAGAGGACCGCGATGCCAGCTTGCTGCCTCATACGCACAGTAAGACCAGCTTCGCGCGAAGACTTCTCAACACCCATCAAGTCGTGGGTTACGCCAGATGTCTCCTTAATATCATTCTCAAAGACTCCATCAAGCATTTGGTATATCGGAGAAATCTGCGGATTCTCAGTAAACTTCACCTTATCAAATGCGCCCTTGTTGACTTCAAGGCGGAAGTTCGGTTTACTTGAATCAGTATCATACGCGCCAGGGTTAAGCAACGCACCGATCTCGTGCATCAAGATACCCTTTGGAGCAGTTTGTAGTAAGTGGATAAGCTGCCGCCTCATGGTATTTCGAGATCGTTGCGGGTCTTTCATCATAGAAATAACACTGAACCAGCGATTCTCGTTTTCGTTCTTATACGCCCCGTACAAAGCGCATGGGAAGTGATCATGCTTATACGGTGAAGGACCTTGTTCAAGTATGGTGTAGTTGGAGAAGATAGCGTAGAATACCTTTCTCTTAAATGCTGGGTAAGATTGAATTGGTTGTGCGTACTGAATCATTTTCCCATTAAGATTGATGCCCTTGGCTAAGACTGCGACGAACTGCGCAAACTCCTCAGGCGAACAGTTGTCTGGCATATTGGTCAGCGGATTGATAAACCAGACTACCGGCACGGTCTTCCTATACCACATCTCGGTTAGGCGATAAACATCCTTAACCATTGAATAATAAAGCGGCGTATCTGCCGACGAGTTGGAGAATTGCTGGACAGCATTACCGTCAAACTGAGGCCATCTCTCCTTAATCTCGTCTATGCCAAGCCACTTATCAATGGTGATAAAGCGCGCATCGTCAAGATTGTAGTCTTTTGAAATAGGATCAAGCATGAAATCGTTGCCATCAATTCTTTTCATCTTGATCCTGGGCCTGAACGGATTATTCTTGTCCACCCAGAAGTAAATCAGTGATCTTCCAGACTTGACCATATGCTCAAAGCACTCGTTTTCTTTATCTCCCATCTTTTCCCGGTAACGATAGTGCTTGAACGCCCCGTTCATTAGCTCAGCGATGGCGTCATCTTCAGTGTTTACCGGGTAAACGTAAGGAGCTTTATTCGTCTGGGCAGCGAGGCCACAGATCATGTTGATTTTTGGTAAGATCGTGTTGAAAACAGAGTTAACGCGTTTCTGTACTTCCAACTTTTCAAGCACTTCAGCGGTATCTTGCTGTCCGGCGTAAAAGTCGTAGTCTTCTTTTGACTCTGTTCTCCAGTTTGTCTCAGGAGTTGAACCTTCAGCTTCACCAACCCACTCCAACATTTTCTGAAGGAGGTCAGCATTTTGCACGGCTCCATCAGGTTTAGTCAAAATGCTTGATTGCGCAACTATGTTAGCCATTTAGGATGCCTCCTAGTCTATCTCTCTAATTTGAACACTGATGGTTCTCTCTGTAACTGTCTGGAGAAGTCGAAAGGGCGGCTTTCAACTGACCTCTCATCCCACAATCTGTTCACAGCGATGGCCTTTACCTTATACGAACCCTTGGCCAGCGTCTCAAGATCTTGTTGAAGCCTCGATCCTTCCGTCGTTTTCTGTGCCTCAACCTCAGTGGTTGTGGATGCCCCAGTATTTACGTTGGTCATGGTCACGATGAAATAATCTGGAGCCTGCTCAGTCATCATGTACCAGTCACTGACCAAAAAGGGCGCGTAGAAAGCGATTACGATTAAGATAGCGATGAAGTTTTTCATGGTCTTGCCACCTTTTTCCCGCCTTTCAATGCACTAAGCAACTGTTTCTGTTTAAGCGCATTGAGGAAAGATGTTTTCTTAGTTCCAACGCCATTAGGTGTCGCACACGAACTTGAATTTTTCCTAGCCATTTATAATTCCTCCAAGATAATTCATAAATTGAACTATCTTTATTTCTAAACTCCCTGCCATGAACTCGACTTAGTGTGGCCGTACCAAGAATTCTCTGGATATCTTGCTCTGTCCCAGGTTGGTTTCTGTCTTTTCTGCGGCGCACTAAATACTTGCGTTGCCACGTTGTAGAAATATTCTGAAATGCCAAGAGCATCAGCAATGTTTGGCGACTCAACTCCCCGATTTCGCATATCCTTCTTACTCTCTACAAGAAAAGCTCCGTTTGCATCAAAGGAGTAGCGTACGGACGACAACTCGTTCGCGAGGCGAGCGCCAAGTGATTCGTTATCACCAGGAAGCGTGATATCCGGGAAGTAATATCTTGCTTCTAAGCACTTCTCCCTCATGTTTACCCAAAGCTCATCACGAAGTCGGTGATACTTGGCCGAGTCGCTGGAGGCGTTCGCGACATTGACTCCGTACAAGTTGGGAACATTATGTTTCTCAAGCCAGTCGTAAACGCCCGCACCTACTCCAATTACGTCAATCCCGCAACCCTGAGCTTCGCTCTCTGTAAACGTCTGTAAGACGTGACCAGCTAAGGTAATCGTATTCAAGCTATGGTACGTATCCCAGGGTTTAATGCAATTTGCTATACGTGGTAGAACAACTGAATCATCAACGCCATATCTTGCAACGTCTACACCTAAGTAGAGTGGCTCATCCTCTGGTATCGCGTGCATTTCAAAGTGTTCATTACCAACGCAGGCCATCGACCAAGCAAGAGGAATCAAGACATTATCATCTTCAAGCGGCGGATCACCGGCAACCCTGATCCTGAAGACGTTGGACTCCACACCATACTTGGTTGCCATGTAATCGCAGTAAGATTGCTTAACATTTGAGGATTTGCGTGAGTCCCAGTGGAGTTTTGTCCAATCCTTAGAGATCGTTGGGTGAAAATGCGAGTCGTAGAAGTAACCTGAGTTCCTCGTCATGTTCCCGATTAAGACCATGATGTTATCTTCCTGCGTCATTGCACCTTCAAGTGTAACGAACACAGGGTCAGGTACACCACTTGCTTCATCAACAATCAGTAAGAGATGATCGCCGTGAAGACCGGCGAGTTTTTCAGCTTGTTCATCTTCAGATGACTTGGCAGATATGGAGATTGCACGAATCCACCATTCCTTCTGCTCGGCTTTACCGAAGATCTTATCTTTCTGAATGACAAACTCATCCCTGATTAAGGACTGCCTAAACCACTTGGACATTTCCGTCCAAAGAATATCCTGCAACTGGTGAGCAGTTGGGCCGATGCAAGCGATTTTTGGGTAGATGGGCAGCATTGTCTTGCGATTTAGTGAGACTCGCGTTGACATGAACCAGCCAGCAACCCAGGAGGCTAATGCATCTTTGCCAGTTCCATGACCACTTCTAATTGATAAGCGATGAGTTGTGGGGATTAACTGAAGAGCCTCCGCCTGTTGCTCAGAAGGATCTACTTGAAAGCATTCCTTTGCGCAAAGCAAGGCGGACTTTCGCCAAGTTGCGAGTTTCGTTAATACAAGAGAAGAGAATGAAGCTTGTTGACTCATAGGTCTGGTATCTCTTCTCCTTCGTCAAAGCCTATTGGCTTAATCATCTTTGTAACGGTAAACGAAGTGTGCGTTTCCTTAGCGGTTACCGTGGACGGATCAGCTTGCATGGTGTTTGGGTCAATTTGGCCAGCCATCTCACGCCGTTCCAACTCGATCAGATAACCAACAAGCCCCTTCATCTCACCTTCGTTCTGCCCACCGTCTGCAAGGATTTCCTTATCCTTCAAGATGCGGAAGGCCATGACCAAGTCTTTAAGAGGAGCTTCCTGAATCTTTTCGTCAGTGATGGCATTCAAAACCTTCATCTGCAACTTGGTCAAGTCTAAGGATTGGAGCGTTCGATACTGAAGAATAACTCCTTGCTCTTCTTGGAGTTGTTTGATTCGCTTGGCAATGGTCGGCGGCGAAACGTCAAGCATCTCTGCTGTTTCTTTAATTGAAGCTCCGCCACTTATCATATCGACAAGGGCGTTGACGTCTAACTCTTTTAAGTGTGCACCGCTACCTGGACCACCCATTACTTCACCTTCTTCTTTACTTGTTTAGCGGCAGTGACCACCCTTGGTAATTCGTAATGAGGAGGGTCTTGATGCTCCCAGAAAAAGCCGCACTCAAGACCACATTCTTTACCAATCTTCGCCGCCTCGAAATAATCCCATTCATTGTCTTTATTCACATCAACCTTTGCGTCCCAGTTTGGTTTCCCGTCCTTAATGATTGCGATATCGAAGGCCTCTCCAAGTAAGTGACGGGAGTTGAGAGTCCAAGTAACGCAGAGGCCGAACGGGTGCTTTTTGCAAGTACCTATTGGGTTTGTCTTACCATTGCACCGGCATAACGGGCCGGGCTTAGTGCGTCCTTGCGCCCAGAGTTCTTTCTGCTCGTCAAGTGAGGCGCGCGAGCGAGTAATCATAAACGTCAATCCGCTTCTCGCCATAGCTACTGAAAACTTGAAGTAGAGTGTCTGGAGAGCAGGAACGCAAGATTGAATAGAACGATCAGGCATGGTCAACCTCTGAGTTAGTTTTCATCACCTTTATAAAATAACGATAACACACCTTTGCTAAGATGTCAACAACTTTGCACCTTAACTGCATGTATATTTTAAGGTCATCGTTCGCGTTGACGCCCAATTTGGAGATAGTGCAAAAAATGAACTATCTCTATTTACATAAGGTTATGGAGAGTAAGTGGAAGGGGATTAAGTTTTTAGCTTCGCGGATAGGAAAAAGGGGCAGTCATCCCAGTGCCGGGGATGGCCTGGGGTTGGGTGGGGGTCGTCTTCCCTATTGTGAAGCATGTGAAACACCTCAATATGGGCAGGATTTGACATTGCCGATTGGCCATGATATACTGGTCTCACGATGCAGGACACCGCATCGAATAAAAACTTTTAAGGAGTAACGATCATGGCAACAAAAGAGAGCAGAGAGTATAACACAAAGGCGATGACGTTTGTTCTCAACGGTAAGACGTGGACAGTAACCTTACCCGTTCCCGACTACGACGAAGCATTACCTAAAAACCTTGCGACAAGGAAAGCAGTCTTGATAGGAATATCCAACCCGGTGAACGACTGCGTTGCGAATATGCCGTTGAAGGAAGGCTTTACCCCTGCTCAGCGGTTGGAGCAGATGCAGAAAACCTTCGACGCCTTGATGGAAGGGAAGACTGTTGAACGTGAACGAACAGCAGGCGTGTCAATATCAACCTTCACAATGGCAGGACTCGATACCAAGCTCGACGATCAGACGAATTGGAACAACCTGCAGGCCGCTAAGCAGATGGCATCAACAGGCATGGTGCCGAATTTCAAGGCGTTGACTGCCGCCCAGCTCGTGAGAGAGAAGGAGTTGAAGGCCCGGTTGAAAATCAAGAAGTAAACAACCCACGGGGAGCGGGAAACTGCTCCCCTCATCTTAACTTCCAACTAAGGAGATCAATATGCTAAGCATGGACCAAATTAAGAACATTTCCATATCCGCCTCCAATACGCTAATTAAGGAGTTGAGAGAGGCAGGCGTTGACGAGCTAAACCTTACCATGATTGCCTTACTCATGACTGACCTAATCGCTGACAAACTTCAGGAGATTCTGCTCTAAGTACCAACCAAACAACGACCAACAATCCACCAACAAAAGGGGACATATTAGTGTCCTCTTTTTTCGTGCATTATCTTCCCTCTCCATCTCCTTACCTTCTCATAATCTTACCTCTTTTCTACTTAGTTGTTCTAAGCGTTTCTCGTCTCCTTACCTTCTCTTCTTATATAATAATATATATAAATAATAAGAAAAAGGAAAGAACGAAAACGAACTAAGAAAATGAATTATCTTAGAAAGGTTAAGCAAATCACAAGTAAGTAAACAGTACCAAGATAATTCACCAAAATACATGCCCCTTATATAGAGAAAAAGGTTGGTGGACCGTTGGTTGTTGGTTGGTCTAAACTTAAAAAATATGTTGACAACTGAGCCAAATGGTGGTACGTTTATACATGAAGTCAATATTTACAATTAAGTTGGAGGTTATTAAATGACTGGGCTTGAGGCAAGAACTATTTTGCAAGATGTTATCATGAATCGTGGGAAGCGGGCGATTCTAACCCCTTCACGATCTAAAGCAGAGGCTACACGCTTACAACTCACCCGCTCAAGGCGTGAGACTGAAGCATCATTTCCAGGCGTTAAAGGTCATCTTAAATTCTCGACACAATACCTTGGTGAATCTCAGTACATGGTTGTCATTGAGTGGTTGGATGAGGTAAGCCCACAGCTGCAAGTATTCAACGTCCTCCCTGATGGTACGTTTGAATCTTACGATCTGACCGCCAAAATCAAGCAATTAAACGGTATACCTGAGCATGAGGTAGATAATTCAAATTTTGAACTATCTGGCATTGTGCAAGACAAATACCGCCGCTTAGTCATGGTGTGGCTGCAAGACAATGAGGAAGGCACCTTCGAACAGATGTGCTGTGAGATTGGGCTTGATTCAAGTGATGCTAATTACCGGGCGTTATGGGATTCGCTTACATGAGCTTCACACTGAAATTAAACATTGACAACTTATCTCGGATGTGGTATAATAAGAATAAAACAACGGACACACCGAGCGTGGAGGGCTTAAAAATGTTTAAGCATACGGAAATGGAAACCTTGGTTCAACAACTTCAATCGTTGTCGGAGTGCAAGGGTAAAATCCCCGATTTCAAAGATCTCCACAAAACACACCTTACCGAGCGAGACTTCGATCTTCCAGCCGAGAAAATAATTAAGCGCATGAAACAATTAATGTGTCTCACAAATAAATAAGGAGGAACGCATATGAAGGTCAGAATCATACCACCTTGGCGCAACCTTGGATGCTTGGGATTTAAGTTCGGTAAACTCTACTTCGACATTTTTAAGCGTCCATACTTTGGCATCTTCGTTAAGTCGGCACACTTACAAATGTGGATCAACATTAAAGCGTGTCGCCTCAATAAGATGATCGTTGATGGCACGGAAGTTCGTCTTACGAAGGTGACCCATGAGTAAGATTAACATTTCCGAGATCACCATACGTGAGACAACCAACCCATATGACTGGCCAAATTCGGTCTTTGGTCAGCAATACGGTAAGGGAAATGTGGGCGAACTACTCCTTGCTATTCACGCACTTGAAGTAATGAACATCGGTAAAGAATACAATCTTGAACTGGTCTACTTCACACCGGTTAAGGATGAAGAGGAACGGAAGGCCATCGCCAAGGCACACGGATTTAGTTCTTACATATGGGATACGCCTGACGTTCACCTCTGCATTAAACGCGAGCTTTCGCGGTATTCCAAAGACATTGAAAATTCTCAGAATCGCGTCCATGATTACTTAGAGGGCGTCCGTGATGCGATTAAGGCAATTTACGGTCCCGATGCTGACCAGCCACCAAAGGAGGTCGTCGTCATTGTAAGAGATTCCGAAGGTGAGTTTCGCGTAGCTGGGCCGAATGGTTCAGAACGCTCCGCCTACTACACTCCATACCGAGATGATGCGATATCAACCGCTTACGCGATGCACGGGAAAGATGTCCTTATCCGGTTCAAGCAGTCGCGTCGGCCTCACTCAGCAAGGAGGCCAGTCCATGGATAAGCAATATTGGGATGGCTCACCAATTAAAACTTGCGACGCTTGTCACGCACCAATTAAGATTGGTTTCGTCGATGGTAAGTTGCCGAGCGGTCCCTGGGCGATTGTATGTCTTAATTGCTACATCCACTTCGGTATGCGCGTTGGAGCTGGTTTTGGTCAGATGTACCGTGAGGAACCTGATGGTAAGTGGATAAAGGTTGCAGGTTAAGTAACGCTCACTTGGGCACAAAGGAGGTAGTAGCGTAAGCAACTCCGGCGTGCCCTTGATTAAATTATGGAGGCAAATTATGGCCAAGGTAAACATTGCTGAGTACGACGCTGAACAACGGCAAGCAATCGAAAGAATCTTATCTTCGATTGTAGGTGGAACAGATTCAGACACACGCACGGAGATTTTGTCTTACATTAATAAGTCATTCCGTGATACGGTTCCACTTAAGGAGCGCACCATCAAGTCAATGGACATATACAAGATGGCGGTTGTCGTTCAAGGAACTAACGTAGGCACACTTGACATGCTTGAAGTGCGTATGAAGGAAGCTGGTGTTAATCCTTACAAAACGCGGAAGTTGTTCAATCGCTTCAACTGGCGTGTCAAGAATCCTGAATTAAATCGGGAGCCTTCACGTACGCAAGTGCAACATGATGATTACTTGATCGACGTTGAGAAGCGGCTGAGAAAGCTTGAAGAGGCATCAACTGTGGAAGTGGAGTGTAAAATAATAGAGTTGACACACACGGTGAAGCTTCTCACACAGCTTGTCTTACACTCGAAGGGTCTCACATATGAAGAAGAGCAGTTATTCGCTTTCTTAGCGAAGCACAAATAAACCAAGGAGGCTGAAATGGAAGTAAAAGATTTTGAAGCTGCCCCACAACCAGAAGTTGTTGATTTAAAGAATCGTTGTGATACTGACCACGTATGGTATTGCGATTGCGACTACCAACACACGTCAGCATTCATGACACTCATGGATGAGAAGCTTGCAAACGATACCTGTTTCTTCAATACAGACATGACGTATCCACCGGCCTGTCCAAGGTGTTTTTTATTTCCTTGGTACTTCACCAGTAAGGAGGCATCAGACACTTTCCACAAAGCAATTAACCAATAAGGAGGTGATTAAAATGGCAAACTGGATATGGAACAAAGAGGAAACAATGTCGATCAATACTGAAAAGGTCGACCGCTTCCATATTGAGCAGATTGATGGAACAGCTCAGTGTTACGTCAATGCTCACATTGGAAAAGACGCTTGGCGCGTGTTCGCAGGAACGAAGCCGGATTGCAAGTTCTTCATTGCATCAAATACTTAGGAGTGTGCTACGATGTTCGAAGCGAATAAGGCTTTAGTGAAAGTTCAATACTTACCCAATTACAAGCAGATTTGGGGAAAACTTAAGTACGCCTACGCAACTGACGCGGGCTTCGACTTAAGGGCTGCTATCCCAGCGGATTTGGTTCTGAGCAAGGATGATGGAATAAAGATTCCAACAGGTGTCCGCTTTGAGATTCCTGAAGGTTATGAGATGCAAATAAGACCGAGAAGTGGCTTAGCTACGCGTGGCCTTATCATTCTCAATTCTCCAGGCACAATCGACGCAGGCTATCGCGGAGAAGTCCACATTTCGGTCATGTTCTTAGTTCAACGACAACTTGCTCCATACGAGCAGCATATCACAATTAACCCAGGTATGAAGATTGCTCAGGCGATTCTGTCTCCGATCACGCAAGCTGTTTTCATGGACGTAGATGCCTTGGCATCCAGCGAACGTGGGGAAGGAGGCTTTGGTTCAACGGGTGATAATTAAGACCCCTGATGGCCCGGCTTCGGTCGGGTCGGCGCTTAATAAATTAAGGGGTGGTAGAGCGCGCCACAAAGATAGTTCATTTTTTGAATTATCTATTACCGTGATAAGGAGGTGATGCTAAATGGAAGTTGTCGGACACATTACAGTGCGGATTATGACGACTGAGGACAGTAAGAAATTGAGTGACGAAGACGCGCGTAAAATTCTTGAAGTCGAACAGTATCTCAATCATGAGGTAGCGATCATGCTTTTTCAGAAGTTCGGCGTTGGCTTGCGCGTACATTTGTAACGGGAGGTGTTTATCTTAACAGACAAGGAAATAGAAGAAAGACTTAACGCGTTGACAGGCGAGGCCGGATGGCTTGAGAAGTGCATCCACGTTAGCGTTAGTAAATTTCCTTACGTCGAGTGTATTGGCCAAGGGAGCGTCACGATGAGATGCTGGGGCTTGCCTTGCAAATTGGAAGTTTCTACATGAAAGAGGAGGCCAAAAAGAATGAGCTGGTTTCACAAAGAGGACGGAACATACGACACGACTTCAATACTCATGACAAAGCACAGCCTCGATCCCAGAGTACAGAAGCGCGTCGGAAAGTCAAAACTGTTTCAAGAAGGAGGCCGTAACTATGGAAGCACAAACAAAAACACTGACGAAGCGAGTTGTGCCGGAATCAGAGGCGAAGCAAATAATCGCTGACATTTGCCACTTGGCTCAGCGGTGTGACGGAGCGCATCAAATCGACGGTGCTGGTTTTAATAAGATGGATACGGACTTCGGGCATGAGATGGCAAGCATCCACTGGAACAACGATCCAAGAGGTTACTCCCTTCATCAGATGCTGTACATGAAGGTCTTACAAAACAAGTATCGGAGGCAACTAAAATAAACCAAGGAGATTTAGAAATGCCAACATTGTTTCTTAAGATTTCACACAAGGCTGCTCTCGCAATTAAGGAGAAAACGCAGTCTAACTCAATCAGTAAGGCCGTCCGCGAATTGCTTCTTCAAACAGCGGAAAAGGGGATGGCAAAGGGAACAACGCTTGAGGCGTATGAAGTTAAGACCATGCGCGTCGATGGCGACTAAGGAGGAAACATGAGAATAACAATATCTACTTGCGACCGGTGCGGAAGGACAGCGAGTACGGACAGAATTGAAACCATTAAGGAACTCGATTTGCAGAAGGTTTCGATTGTCTGGGGTGCGCTCGGCTATCAAAGATGGTCGAACAACAAAGACGTGGAATGGTGTATGAAGTGCCGCGTCGAGCTTGGCTTGCAAACTCCATCAGTCGCTCCATCAGTGACTCCAATAGAAGGCGTTACTCTCGAAGATTTGGTTAGAGAGGTAGCAAGAGAAGAAGCGGAGTCAGTCGTTTCGGAGTTGGTCGAGCATGGCTGACAAGGAAGAAGAGAAGAAACGTGTTAAGGTTGTTCTGATCAGCATTAGGGAAATGTCAGAGGACTTCCTGGAACCTTGGATGGAGTTGTTAAAAGGTGGCGGGATTGATCTCGGCGACGACTTCCTTAATACTGGTCAGAGGGAGTTCGCAGAAGACTACGGCTACACAAGTAGCGAAGCGTTTTACAAACTACTTACTACGGAGGAAGAAGAGAATGGAATCAGAGAATGTATCGCAATGCTCAGAAAACGTAACCTTAGAACCCACCATTAAGCAGGTGGCCCTATGCGCCTTTTGTAACAACGGCATCATGTCAGATCATGCACGTATCACGACGCCTGAAGGCAGCTTCCACGTTAAGTGCCACGGTGAGCAGGAGAGGCGAATCGGAGCCGCTCGGTTTAAGGAAGGCATTTCAAGGAAGGATGTTCGCCGCTCCTTAAAGGAGTTGAAGAAGTGTATTCTCAGGGATCAGGTTTGTGAGTACTTCCCTCACAACGAACCAACCACTTCTTATTGCATCGCGGGTGGTCAGTTGCCAATGCTGTTCAAATGCACGAAGACATTCGCGTTGGCTTGCGACTGCCACAAGATGCAAAAGGACGACGAAGCAAATGGAAAAGGAGGAGAGTGATGCTGGGCCAGTTAAAGTTGCCGGAAAATTTAGTTCTCACCGATCAGTTCAAAGAAGCTCTCGATCTTATGGAGAACACGAACGAGAACATCTTCCTCACAGGAAAGGCCGGGACAGGTAAGTCAACCTTGCTCCAGTTGTTTCGTGACAACACCGAGAAGCATCCGGTTGTCCTTGCTCCGACAGGCATTGCCGCGATTAACGTAGGTGGAGAAACAATCCATTCGTTCTTCGGTTTCCCAGCTCGTTATATGCCACCAGACGAACTTCACATAAGGAAGTGGGATTGGGAGTTCGGTTACTCCTTACGCACCATTGTTATTGATGAAGTAAGCATGGTGCGCGCTGACATGATGGACAACATTGATAAGTTCTTACGCCTCAACATCAAGCCGAAGTTCGAAGGCGACGAACCAATGGCCAAGCCCTTCGGTGGTGTTCAGATGATCCTCATTGGAGACATTTATCAATTAAGTCCTGTAGTCGAGAAAGATCTCGAACCCCTCTTGGCTAAGCAGTACACCACCAATTACTTCTTCTCGGCTAACATCTGGGACGAAGCGGAGTTGAAAAGGATTGAGTTGGAGCACATCTTCAGACAGACCGATAAAGATTTCATCGGTGTCTTGAACAACATTCGTTCAGGTGTTTGCGGTCCGCCCGACTTACAATTCCTCAACCGAAGATTCAATCCGATGCAGGCGAAAAAGGAAGAGGATATCGTTTACTTGGTGACAACCAATTCCAAAGCCGCTTCCATCAATCAGAAGGAGTTGGACAAGCTAAGGAATCACGAAGAGAAGACGTTCTCTGCAGTTATCAACGGGAACATCGACGGAAGGTCTTACCCAACAGATGCTGAGCTGAGGTTAAGAGTTGGTGCTCAGATAATGATGCTCAGGAACGATCCGCAAGGACGCTGGGTAAATGGGACAGTAGGAAAGGTTTACGACTTCTTGATTCCGTACAGTGAGGAGTACGACGGGCCTGAAATGGTAAAGACTAAGGATCTTGGCGAGCACGTCTTACCTGGGCTAAGAGTGGAGATTGACGGAGAGATTTACGACGTTGACTTGGCATCCTGGGGCAAGGTCAAGTACGAGGCAGTCTTAGACGAGAAAGGAAATCCTACACCGGAGATAACCTATTCAACGACTGGCCAATTTATTCAGGTGCCGGTCAAATTAGCCTGGGCCATAACGATTCACAAGTCACAAGGTCAAACCTTCGACAAGGCGATCATCGACTTTGGTTTCGGCACCTTCGCTCATGGTCAGGCATACGTGGCGTTATCAAGGTGTCGTTCTGTCCAAGGAATGTATCTCACCCGGCCCATGAACAAGAAGGATGTTAAGCTGGACACCGTGGTGAGAGACTGGATGGAAGGTGCATAATGGCAAGATCATTCTACTTGGTGGAGGCAAAGGATGCGCGTGGTTCTTTCGTCTCCACAGGATTGGTGTATGAATCCAAGGAGCGTGCCAAAGCCGTTGCAGACCTTAAAGGAAAGGATGAGCGCGGCGAGAAACTTGGAAAGATAAGTAATATATCCATAATTTGGGAGGAAAGGTGAGCCAATTATATGACTGCCCTGCGTGTGGCAAATTGTGTACTGGACTAAGCGATCTTATAAAGCACAAGAAGGAACATGACGTCACAATTCTGGACACCGAAATGCTGGAGAAGCTCAATACAGTAGCGTGTCCATTTGCCCGTAATCGCGGATGTACTTGTTCAAGAGAGCGTGGTAAAAAGTACTGGCCTCCTTGTGACGAGAATGGGCATATAATCCTTAATATTTTCAGGAGGTAAGATGAGTAGACCTGGAATGAAATTGACGCAACAGGCAGAGGATGATAGAGCAGACTATCACAGGACATACGGGTACAACGGAGGATGCACTTGTTTTCTAAGCCCTCCTTGTGGAAGCTGTGTACACCCAGGCAATCCGCGTAACCAGGAAGAGGATGACGAGTGCTGGGAGGAATTGACCAATCAGGAAATTGAGAAAGCTAAGAAGGAGGCTTAGAAATGAACGTGCATAAGGATTGCGGCGGAGAGGTTATTGAGGATAAGTCTCTCTGCTACACAACACTTGATGATGAAGACATTGAACGATTCTCACACTACGGTCTTCGTTGTTTGAAGTGCACACGTGAAGTATATAAGGATCAGGTGGAGCACATAACACTGGAGTCAAAGAAAGCATTCTACTTCACGTTCGGTAAGAAGGGCGTCCATCGGAATATGTATGTTAAGATTGTTGCGTTTAATTGGGGTCAGGCAAGAGACCTGATGATCGACGCATATGATCTGCGATGGGCCATGCAGTACACGGATGAAAACTTCAAGAAGGTTAAGGCTGGCTTGAAGAAACTTGAAACTATTGATATGTTGTAAGGAGAGACAATGGAAAGAGGAGACAAGTTTAAGTTGGACAATGGAAAGTTGATGTGGGATTTACTTCCACTGAAACTAGTGGAGCCGGTTGTTGCTGTCTTAACATACGGTGCAAAGAAGTATAAGCCACACTCTTGGCGGCGCGTTCGCAATGGTAAGCAGCGTTATTGGGCAGCATTAATGAGGCATCTTGTGGATTACCAGAACGGAGAAATACTTGACAAAGAAAGCGGTCTTCCACACCTGTGGCATGCGGCCTGCAACATTGTATTTCTTATGGCGTTTACAGATAATGAGTGCCGAAGTAAGATGTTGCTGTCAAGAATGGATGATACAACAGAAGCTTTTCTCGGCAGTCCTAAGCAGCAGAAAGAAGTGAAACCAGTTGGAGTACCAGTGTGCTACAACCACAAAGGCACTGAACCAGAATGTGGTGCAGGATGTATCTGGACTACTACTTGCAAATCTAAGGAGGATTGAAATGGGATACGTTGCCCAGAGAAGATTCGGTATCATGCTTTGCGCTCCATTTACAGAGCGGAGAATAACCGAGCCTAAGTTTGGGTGGCAGCCTCCTTACTATCTCCAGCCCAAATTGAATGGGCATAGAGCAAGATGTTTGTGGACACCTGAAGGTAACGCTTACTTGGTGAGTTCGGAAGTGAATGTAATCCCAGGTGTTCCTCATATCGTACAGGAGATAGATCGACTTGGCTTAACGAATATCGAGCTGGATGGAGAGTTGTACTGCCACGGAATGACCTTAGAAGAAATCAGTTCAATAGTTTCCAGGCAAAGCAACCTCCATCCAAGATATTTCGATATGGAGTATCACATATTCGATATCGTCTTTGCTGTACCTCAGGAGGAACGCACTCAGATCATTGAGAAGTTGTATGCGATAATGAAGTTGAAAGGAGTCAGACATATTCATATCGTTCCGACTTACATTGTCGCTAACCTTGATGAAATCATGAAGTTGTATGATCAGTTCATTGAAGATGGATATGAAGGCTTCGTTCTGCGTGAGAAGTCAGCTCCATATATGCGAAAGCGTTCAACGTATATGATGAAGTTCAAACCAAAAGCCTTCGATGTGTACAAGATTGTTGGGTATTACGAAGAGTGTGATATCAGGACAAAGGTTCCTAAGGGTCGGCTTGGTTCGATTGAGTGTCAAGGAACAGATGGCACAAAGTTTAAGGTCGGTACCGGCTACTCTGCAGAACAGCGTAAGGCATTATGGGAGATAAGAGAAATGCTTCCAGCCTGGTGGCTAAAAATAGGATACCAAAATTTGACTGGCGCAAACAAAGTTCCGTATGCTTCAAGGTTTGTAGAGATTTTAACAAGTTACAAACCTCCAGGGGATGAAGGATTCGAAGGTTGTGACGTGCCAGATACTTCAAATTTTGAACTATCTATTGATAAGTAAGACGTGGGTATGGGATGTGACTTAGTGCTGCTTACTTCAGAAAAGGGAAAGGATGGCATGGAAAATAAAGTTGATCTTAAATCTATTGTTAAGGCACTAATGGCTATTGAAGATGAAACCATCAGAGAGGAGACAAGAAAGACACTGGAGTTAAACCTTGGGATGAAACTTAAGGTTGATACAAGTACGGTGGCTATACGAAAGTTGGCTAAGCGCATGCTGCCTCCAGAGTATTCCGTTGTAGCCTTACATATATGTATGACCTGTGGCACAGTAAGCGAGCAGTATTTTAGAATGACGCAAGATGAAGTGCGCTTCGCACTGATCTCCGTACCGCTAACTGAGAAACCTCAGCATCCGTATAAAGAAATTAAGTCCCACCATGAAAGGTGTATGTATTGTGAGGAAGTTCTCAGGGGCTTAACAAAGGACGACCTAATAAATAAAATCTTCGGTACTATCGAGAGGTTGAAAAAGTTAGCATGATAAACAACACTGACATTTACGAAGCGTGGTTCAAGAAGGCAATGGCGCTGGAGACTGGTGAAAAGTTGTACTTGCCAGTTGAAAGCAAAACCGAACAGACGAAGTTGAAGAAGTTACTCTTACAAATCCGCGATTCGTTTAAGGGTAACGACGCAATCGAAGCAACTAAAATTGTGGTGTATCCACACTTAGTAAAACAAGATAAGAAATACTACGTGATCTTAGAGAAGCGAGCATTCTCACCGTTAGTTGGCTTCGTTATGAACGAGCAGGATGCTGAACTAAAGAAGGTCATGTTGTCTCCTGATCGTGACATTGGAAGGTCGAGGCGCATCCGCTTAATGATTATCGACGGGTACTCGAAGGAAGAAATTGATGAGGCAGAAGATGGGCTGACTCCTGAAGAGATTGCGGAGTTCTTCCCGAACACCTGAAAATAGTTATTGACAACTTGCCCGTGTTATGATACGTTTATATCATCGAGATTGAATGATACCATGAAACTGAGGTAATGGAACGATGAAGTACATACAGACTCAAGTTAATGACAAATTCTACGAGCGCTTGGTGATGGTCGCAATAAGAAAAGGAATTAAACTCAACGCCTTAGTGCGAGCAGCCTTAGGTTATTACGTCGAGCACCAGGAAATAATTAACTTGAGTGACGAAGTAGCCCTTAACGCCTTAAAAGGCGAAGGTAATAAAAATTCTTAGGAGGCCTCAAATGGCAAAAGATGCAGCAGCAAAAGAAGTTGTACAGGCAGAAACTCAGGTAGCACCAGCTCCCGTTCCCGTTCCGACTGATGTAGCCACCGCTGGCAAGAAGAAGAAGCTGGTCAAGGAGATCAGTGGTACGGTCGTGAAGCTGACTGAGGGTATCACAGGTACCGTCCTTACCTTCGATGTCAGCAAACTTCCCGCTGAGATTCAGGGCAAGCTCGCTCCGTTCGGCCTCGGCCACAAGCTCGGTGATGCCGCCGCTGGCAAGGAAGGTCAGGAAGCAATCGACTCCATCAACAAGGTTTTCGAGGGCTTGATGGCGAATGACTGGACTGTGCGTGCTCCCGCTGGCGAGAAGATTTCCAAAAGTGAGATCAGCACCAAGTTCAACGCGATGCCAGAGGGCGCCGAGAAAGAGAAAACCCGTGCGGCTCTTGCAGCTCTTGGGATTGCCCTTTAATTTCACCAACTTCGGCCGGCAGGTGGGGACACTTCCAGTAAAATGGAACTCCCCACCCTCCATTAAGGAGGCATCATGGAAGAAGAAAAGTTTTACGAATACGATCCATCTGCTCACGTCCCAGTAATTGCAATGGAAGGTGGAGCTAACGGCAACGGGAAGAAAGCCGCTAAGACTCAGAACATCTTCATTGAACCTGAGATCAGGATGGACAACACGAAGAGGGAAGCGGCCAAGTGCAAAAGGAAACTTCAGCTTGCCCATATGTATGGCTTGAAGTCAAGGTACGGATCAACAGCCTTGCGTTACGGCTCAACTTGGCACGGTTTCATGGAAGGGTATTATGGCACGATTAAGGAGTTAGGTTGGGAGAACAGAAGTCAGGCCATATCCAACGCGCTACTCCTTGGAAAGAAGAAGTGGGATGAGGCAACGGCCAAGCAGGAATACTACCCTGACTACCGTACACTGGAGAACGCATCAGCAGCATTTCTTCAGTACATCAATCACTTCGTTGGCGATCAATCAATGCTTGAGGTCGTCGGAACTGAGCAGACATTCTCAGTCATCTTGGAACTCACCACTGACAAAGAGAAGGCAATGTTCGGACACTTACCGAAAGTTATATTCACAGGTAAGATCGACCTTCAAGTAATTCTCAACGCATTAAAGTGGATCATCGAATTCAAGACAACAGGCTGGGCCTTGCAACAAGCGATAGCAAGACTAAACCGTTCGACACAAGTAATCGGTTACTCTTACGCGGCTCCGTTGGTCTTGGGATTCACACCGACAGGTGTTTTGGTTTCACACCATTACTTGCTATCAAGGAAGTCAGCAAAGACTGGAGAGTATGGCTCAGTCAGCATCGACTTTGCTCGGACACCTCAGATATTCAACGAGTTCGACTTACAGGAATGGAAGATGTCATTCCTCAACACAGCGAAAGAACTCTGGGATTGTTATCAGAAGAACTACTTCCCTATGAACTTCGATAGTTGTTTTGACTACGGAAGGCAGTGTGCGTTCTATCGCTTGTGTACGAGTGGAGAAGATCCAACACGCTACGCAGAGGAGACACCGGAAGGATACATCGTAGATTACTGGGACGTCGAGAACGAAGGTGGTGACGAGTGACTTCATTTGACAACTCGGTTGTAGGTAAGACATTAAGGATTGCAGCTGAACGAGAGGCGTTATGCAAGTCTTGTCAGGAATGTTGCAAACATCTCTTGATACCGACAGCATTTTCAGCCGACGACAGAGTGTCAATGGGATTCTTCAACGCACGCGGCTTTCAGCTGATAGATTATAAGGGACACCTTGCGATAGTTATGGACCATNNTGTGTCCACATCTTACAGCAGAAGGCTGCAACATTTACAAGACGCGGCCATACGCTTGCCGCATTTACGACGGACGAAACGATCCGCTTATGAAGAACAAATGTAAGTGGACATTGCTAACAGATAGTTCAATTTTTGAATTATCTCCAACAAAATAAAGTGTGGGGCAGGGCTGATGGTTAGTCGCACTTGAAGGTGCTAAGACCAGAAGGACGCTTCGAAAGTCAGCCCTGTCCAGTTTGGAGAATATGAAATGATAGTAGAAGAGTTGATCGAAAAACTTAAAGAGTATTCTCCTGGTTCGGTAGTAAAGATACGGGATGAAGATACACCGTTTAAAGATACCGATCCGGAGCCTTGGTTGTACGAAAGCAGCGACGGTAATGTAGTGTATCTTAACTAAGGCAATAAGGGCAATGCCCAAGGGATATACCAAATTTTAATTGCGAAGGAGGTGAGATTTTAATGCCACAAAGTGCGATGGATGTAACCCTTAATAGCGAGTATCAAAAGTGTTTGGTGGTTGGACTACCTGGAACTGGTAAGTCGGTATTTGCAAGTACGTTTCCGACTCCAGGCTATGTGTTTGACTTCTCACTGGGTATTCAAATTTACAGGGGATTACCGTGGGACTACGAACAGTTTCCGTTAAGTCCAGCAGGATGGAACAAGTTCGACAAAGAGCTTGCCTACGTTAAGAACGCCGTTAAAGAACGTAAGTACGAGACGGTTGTGATTGACGACTGCACAGCTATGGAGCGCGTAACGATGGAGCAAGCATTACTGCTCAACCCGAAGCGTTCAGAAGCTCAAGGGCCGATATGGAATGTTCATTATTCCTTGGTTAGAAATCTCTTCGAAGGAAAGATCAGACAGGTGATAGACTTACCTTGTAACGTGGTTCTCTTGGCACACATGGAGATCATTACGGACAAGGAGTCTGGAGCCGTGTTGAAGATTCAACCGAGTTTACCTGGACAGTTACCAGATATTCTCAACGGTTACTTCGATGAGGTTTACTACGCCACGACAAGACAGGAGAGTGGTGGGACGAAGTTCTTACTTCAGACAGTTCCCATCGGTCACAACAGGGCGCGGTCAAGGTGGTCAGGGAAAGCTCGTTTACTCCCCGATTTTATCGACAACGATTACCCAGCATTAATGAACGCAATGAAGAAAAAACAACAACAACTAAAAACAGGAGGAAAGTAACATGGCAAAGAAAGAGAACGTGGCTGAGGTAGCAGCAGTTGAAGACGTTGAAGAGTTTGTGGCTGAGACAGCTGGCGTCACGGAAGATGGCGGCGGATATGATCCAGGCATGGACATGGGAGAGTTCAACGTTGACGAAGAGTACAAACCAACTCCGCTGATATCTCTCGGTGCTTACCACGGCGCAATCGTCGATGTTAAGTTCGACAACGAGACCAAGGTCATTTCATTTCACGTTACCTTGAACGAGAACGGCGGCGTCATGTCAGATGGCGAAACCCCGATTGACGGCTCCACTCATGTGGCAAGGGTTATGATTCCAAGACCTGGCGACGAGAACGAGTACACCAAAAGCGGGAAAGAAACCAAGAGACAGTGGAAGATCAACAACATGAAGAGATTCGCTGAGAACCTGAAGATCAACATGAGCACTCCGACGATCATCGCCAAGTCCATCATAAACAAAGAGTGGGTCGGCCTTGCGGTTGACGCGAAGATCAAGATCGGTGAGTGGGAAGGCAATTACAGAAACGAAATCGAACGGCTTGTTGCTCGCCAGTCGTAGACTATAAGTCGAGGCGCAGGTGTTCGAGGGGCGGGAGTCAAATCCCGCTCCGTTTTTACTTGGAGGCAAAGATGAGATTCCAGCAGATGCGACCGTTGTTTATGGAGCAAGATGAAGGAGGTCGCAGGGCTATGGTTATTGCTTACCGGGAAGAGCGGGCCATAGATATAGCTAACTATGTGCAGCAAAAAGCGGCTAAGAAAGAACGTAAGGTGAAGACGACAAAGGAGAAAATAGTTTTGTCTCCAGAAGAACAACTCCTTATGAAGAATCTTGGCTTGAAGGCAAAAGATATCTTGGCCCTTAAGGAGATGGCAAAATGAGCGATAACCTAATACCTGAAGAACAGATGTTCTATCTCGATCCAACCGAGATTAAAGTACACGGCGACTTACCTCGTGTCAGAAATCATATGCAGAAAATCAACGAACTCGGAAATTCAATTAAGCAATACGGTCAGTTCAATCCCATCATTATTACTCGGAATAAGGAGTTGATTATGGGAGGCCGTCGTTTAGCAGCTTGCCTCATGTTTGGCATGAAGGTTAAGTGTGCTTACCGAGACGACGTTGATCCGACATTACTTCGTGAGCTTGAACTCGAAGAGAATTTACAACGAGACAATTTAACACCGACTGAAGAGGCATTCGCGATAAGCGAGATTCATCGGCTGAAGCAGCAGAGATTTGGTGAAGCTAAGCCAGGCCCGAACAATACAGGTTGGGGACTTGATGATACGGCCCACCTACTTGGAAAGAAATCAAGTGGGACGGTAATCGAAGCATTGAAGATTGCTGAGATGGCATCGCAATTTCCGGCGCTGAAAGAAGCTAAAACGAAGAGTGAAGTTAAGAAGAATATAAAAGGCATCGAGAAGGTGCAGACCAGAATGGGTGCCGTTGCAACTTACGAAGAGATCATAAAGAAGATGGACACGCGACCAGTGTTCATAGAGAAAGCAGACGCGCGCGAGTGGATGAAACAACTACCTGATAAATCTATCGACTTACTTTTCACAGATCCGATATACGGGATCGACATAGACGAAGTAGCGATACATACAGGAGGCGTGACAGGTGGACTATCGGCAACTGGATTTAAGTACACTGATGATAGAGATGAAGCACTCAGCTTGTACAAGGATCTTGCTAAGGAATCTTACCGCTTTTGTAAAGATGATGCGCACGGCTGGGTTTTCCTTGGTCCTGAGAATTTTTGGGACATTCGATCCATCTTCTTGGAAGCAGGTTGGCTCGTGCATTTCAAGCCATTCATTTGGATTAAGGGTCCTACAGGACAGAATAACGCGCCTCACGCGTGGCCAAGTAGTGCATACGAGATGTGTATGTATGTGCGAAAGCTGGACTCGCGCTTGGTGGTGGAAGGAAAAATTGATTGGGCTCAGTTTTCGCGCGTTCCACCTTCAGAAAAGAAGCACGATGCTCAAAAACCCTTGCTCCTGGCCAAGGAACTCATATCGAGAACGTCGTTGCCAGGGCATCACATGGCTGACCCTTTTATGGGTAGCGGTGCTTTGGTCATCGCAGCATTAGAAATGAGTATGGTTCCGCATGGCTGTGATATTCTCGACGAGTCTTACGCTACAGCACTTGAATGGGTAGCAGAATGGAAGAAAGCCAAGGAGAACTAATGGAATGTCCAAGATGTCATGAAAACGATCTTGAAGAGTTTGTTGTTCCTGGTAAGGGATACAAGTATTTAGTGATTCTTAAGTGTCCTGATCCTAAGTGCAACTTCAGAAAAGAGACCATTGAGGAGAGTAACTAATGGCGATCAACGCTTGGATACGCGACACAGACTTGGACGCACTGGCAAAGGGAGAAACACAGACTACACAAATCATAAGTAATATACGCGATAAAGAGTTTTGGGGTAGCGACTTAATTAAGTACGAGCCGGTCGTTATCCTCAGAGCAAACGAACTTGATGATCATAAATAAGGAGGAGTCAATGGAACTTAGTGGTGGAATGAGAGGTTTAGGAGGGCAAGGAGCAAACATCAAGATGGAAGAACTTGATGAGCTTGCGTGTCCAGTGTGTAAGAACAATCACTTCGTACCGACTGAAAAGATTAAGAGGATACCAGCGTTGCTGAGTCCTAACGGGCAAGCCGGTATTGCTCAGTTGAAGATCGGAGTTACATGCGTCAAGTGTGGTTACTTCATAGCAGCAAAAGAAATGCTTGTCGCAGCCACAGGTAACAACATGGCATCAACAATCTTCGTTCCGCCGCCTCACGGAGTTGTAGAAGATGCGAAGGTGATTGATACAAAGGATGATGGAGAAGAAGGATGAGAGTAGACTTTGTTGGCCCAGATGATGCCCGTATGATGATTGTCGGTGAGGCGCCTGGAGAACAGGAAGATCTTCGTGGGGAACCATTCTGTAACGACGCTCCTGCAGGAAAGACATTTAACTGGTTGTTATCTCAGGCCGGGATAAACCGCCATGAGTGTCTTGTCGGGAATGCTGCGCGGGAGCGTCCGCCTGCCAACAATATGAGTTATTACTTCTTGGATAAGGAATGTACCATGCCTAAGCCGATTATGCAGGCATGGCTCAACGACTTAAAGCGCGACATAATCAAGTACAATCCTAATGTTATAGTAGGAATGGGACGCCACGCACTCTGGGCCTTAACTGGACAGGAAGCGATAGGGCGGTTCAGAGGTTATTGCATTGAGTCAACACTGGTACCTGGGAAGAAGGTCGTATGTACTTGGCATCCAAGTCACATTAATCGTGGTGAGTACAAGGCTTACTTCCCAGCAGTGTATGACTTGAGGAAAGCAAAGTATCACGCGAAGTTCGCACACTTCCCACCAGATAGAAGAACTTTGTTTCCTGATGCTCCAACTAAAACATTTATACAGTACTGCAAAGAAATACTGAGTCGCGATGATTGGCCAGTAATTTGCCTCGACATTGAAACCTTAGAGAAAGTTCACATTTCGATAGTTGGTATCGGTCATTCACCTTACTTTGCCATGTCAACTTGGGTTGTTCGGGGGATGGCTCCAGCTATGCCGGAGAAAGATGAAGCAGAATTTTGGTACTGGCTTGGTCGCGTTCTGGAAGAGAAAGAAATCATTATTCAGAACGCATCGTATGACGCCTTAGTTGTGTTGTATCGGCACGGTATCTGGATCAGAAAGCTGAAGATGGATACCCTTATCGCAGCTCATTCAGTATGGCCGGAGTTACCAAGAGACCTTGGTTTCCTCACATCAATGTGTCTTGATGTTCCGGCATGGAAACACTTGTCAAATACCCAGCCAAGTTACTACAATGCAAGTGACGTTGCTAACACTTTCGGAATAGCAAACTTCTTTGAGAAGGAAATTGACAGGCAAGGTGTCCGTGAGATTTTCAACTTTGAGATGCGCCAGTTGCCGCTCACTTGTATGCTTCAGCTTCAAGGAACACTGATTGATAAGAAGGTTCAGTTAGAACTTGCCAAAGAAAATCAGTTGGAAGTTGAGAAGTCAGGTGCGGCTCTTGAGCAGCTTACAGGAAAGAAAATCAACTACCGCAGCTCACAACAGATGCAGCAGTTGTTATACGGCGATCTTAAATTACCCATGCAGTACAAAAGAAGGAAGACTAAGGAAGAGAAGCGAACCGTATCAACTGACAAGGACGCACTTAAAAAGCTGGAGAGATTGGCTCCAGAAAATCCGATGTTGGCATTGGTCTTGAAGCACCGCGAGCATTTGACTCGGAAGAAATTCTTAGAAGCGGAGACAAGTCCAGATGGAAAATTCCATACCTCTTACAATATCACAGGAAAGAAGATCGAAGATGAGGATGATGAGGGAAAGCGATCCTTCGGCAGATGGTCGTCTTCAGAATCAATCATCCTGCCTTACGGTACTGGGAACTTACAAAACATCCCTGAAGCTGCACGAACGATGTACGTTGCTCCCCCAGGATTTCACATACTTACAGGAGATTTCATCCAAGCAGAGGCAGTCGTGGTTGCGTACCTCAGTGGTGATCGACGACTTGTTGATGTGTTTAAGTCATCTTTTGGGATGAAGACTTCTGAAAGAAAGAAGCATCCAGAGTATGACGTACATATTCTTAAGGCAGCTGACTTATTCAGTTGCTCAATCCATGACGTAACGAAAGATATGCGGCGCGTTGGCAAGACTATTCGTCATGCTCGCAACTACTCAGCTGGACCTGGAGTAGTTCAGAATAGACTCGGCTGCACAATGAGTGAGGCAAAGATATTGCTTGATAGAGATAATGCTACGAGTCCACATCTTAAAGCGTGGCATGAGTCAATCAGAACAGAGCTTGTGCGAAACAACAAGACGTTGTACAACTTGTTTGGAAGAGTGCATAGATTCCTTGATCGTTGGGGAGACACGTTATTCCGTTCTGCGTATTCGTTCAAGCCGCAGTCAACGATTGGTGATCTTATGAATCGAGCGTTGGTAAGAATTTATGAGGACGACACGCTTGCTGATATCTTGCATATATGGTTACAGTTACACGACGCCGGATATTGGCTCGTTCCAGACGGTTACGACGACCAGGAGGCCATGTATCACGCCCGTAGGCATATGCTAGAACCGATACCCCACCTGGGCAACGAGTTCATTGTGATCGACGTTGACTTCCATGTTGGAAAATCTTGGGGCGGTATGGACGAGATTGACTACGAGTATGAGAAGGTGGAGTGGAATTCAGCTTGGGGGTAAAAGATAATTCATTTTTTGAACTATCTCTAATTAACTAAGGAGGAAGCTAATGAAGGTGGCAATCGTTGACGTAGACAATACCTTGTACGATTTCTCAGTACCGTGGTATTTAGCAATTCAAGAATACTGCGTGCCAAAGAAAGTTATATTTCCAGATCCACATCGGTGGGACAGGTGGGACTTGTCAACCTTTGGTATCATTACCAAGGAAGAGTTATACAAGCTCATTGATGAAGTTCACAAGAATCAGCAGTTCTTCATGCCTTACGCAAAATCTGCTGAACTCATGCGGACGCTTAAGGCTAAAGGATTCAAGCGAATTATCGCAGCCCACCGCAATCCAGATTACGAGGATGAGTTAGTACGGTGGCTTGACAACTGGGAAATAGGCTTCGACGATATTCACTTATCGTTCGGCAACAAATCTGACTTGTTCGAGGAAGGTATGATCGTAATTGACGATTGCCCAGAAACTTTATCAAAGGCTCAGCAGCTTCACTGTCGTGCTATAGCTTTGGAATTCCCGTGGAACCGTAATCTTGGTTTTCATACATTCAGTTCCATGGAAAAACTACTTGTTCACGTTAGGTACTTCGCGTAGGAGAAAGGAAATGAATCATGTAATTGCAGTAACAAACCTTGACGACAGAGATAAATTAGTCAGGGCTATGCGAACGCGCTACTCACTTAAGCAAATAGAGCAGCCTGGGATTCATGTCGTGCAAGATAAAATCCACCGCCTACTGATTTATGATGGAGAGAAGATTATCCATACGATTACAGTAGTAACTGTTCCATTCGTATGTAACCTTAATCCATTGGAAGATATGGCAGGAATGGAAGTGAAGTTTACTGTGTCAGCGCTACTCGAAGCTATTGATCAACTTAAGGCACGCGTTCTTCACTTGGTGCAAAACCCTAACCTCAAAAAGTCAAGGGATACACTCAACGCCATCGTCGATCGCTTAACATTCTAATCAGGAATTAAGGTGGTGGAATAATGAGTCACAGGTCACTCCAAAACTGGCTTACATCTTACATGCAGTGGGTTGATAACACTGAGTCGGCAACAATCTTCCATAAATGGGTAGCGTTGTCGATAGTCGCTGGCGCGTTAATGAAGAAAACAAATCTTGCACTTGGTCGGTTAAGAGTTTATCCGAATATGTATATCGTTTTAGTAGCTGAACCAGGGATCGCAAGAAAGACACAGGCAATAGACTGGGGACAAAAGATAATGACCGGTGTTCCTGAAATTATGTCAACAGCTGACGCATCAACGAAGGAGGCATTGCTCAGTGCGCTTGAAGAAAGTATGACACCGACAACTATGCGTGACGGTTCTCAGTTTATGCACAACTCAGTAACTATCGTATCAAGAGAGTTTGAAACATTTCTCGGACAGAAGAAAGAGAATACGAAGATGGTCGTTCTTCTCACTGACCTATTCGATTGTAAGGAGTTGCCGTGGAGATACAAGACAAAGCACAGTGGTTCCAACGAAATCCACTCCGTTTACTTGAATCTGCAAGCAGCGACAACTCCTGAATCTATTGCAAGTTGTTTACCAAGTTCAGCAATAGGTGGTGGTCTTACAAGTCGTGTCCTTTGGATTTGGGCTGACAGGCGGTCGAAGAAGTGTTCACGTCCAGAAGAAAATGCAGAAATGAAAGTGTTAGAATCGAAGTTAATAAACGACCTCGCAGTCATTGCCAGGATTCAAGGGACATACCAATTTACTGATGATTCCGGTAACAGGTGGGATGCTTGGTATAACAATTACGAAGAACTCGACGTGAAGCGTATTTGTAAAGATCCGTCATTCAATGGCTGGTACTCAAGAAAGCCCACCTATATTCTTAAAGTAGCCCAACTCCTTGCCGCAGTTGAGTCAGATAGTTTGGTGATGGAGTGGCGATTTATTCAGGAAGCAATAAAGCTTGTTGAAGAAACTGAAGAGAACATGGGTGGCGTATTCAGGGCGGTAGGTAAGTCGGTTATCTCGTCAGAGGTTGACATGGTTATGCAGCTGATCAAAAAGAATCAGGCAATCTCAGAAGAGAAATTAATGTCAATTATCTGGAAGGATGCCGACGCCGCTAAGTTTGATGCTATCATACAAACGTGCTTACGGACAGGCCAGATCAAACGAGACTTCCATGATCCTGAAGGCAATATGCATAAGGAGATATGGTATTACGAGACAAACTATTTTAAGTCAGTAGCGCGCAAGTGGGTCAAGCCCGAAGCACTAAAGTTAGCAGACAGGGAGGATGGTAATGTCAAGTCTGTTGAAGGGAGCGCTTAAGTATGGTGTGCCGATTTCACTTGTGCTTTGGGCAGCAATCTTTGTAATAACTTGGGCAGCGTGCTCGATTGGTAAGTACGTATTAGGGAATTAAAGATGTCAGATGCATACGATAATTCTGGAGCATATCAGACATATACACGATGCTTCAATTGCATCTTTCTTAAGAAGCACAAGTGCGGGACGTGGATGTGTAAGCTATGGCACTCAAAATTTATATTCAGAATATACGATTGCAGACAACATATAAGTCGTAGAGGTTAAAAGGAGGGAGGGCCGAAACCCTCCCTTCACTTAACAATCTTCCAGCAGTTCCTCGTAGGTTGCATTGACACGGTACTTGTGAAAGTAACCAGGAGCCATTTCTACTACCTTAGTTTTTAACTTCCGCTTTATCAAGTTCCATGTACGCATAAACCAACCCCTGTCAAGATTATCGTAGTATGCTTGAAATTCGTAGTACACTTGAGCAGCCACATCTTTTGTCACGCAAGGATCACTGTCAACGCGACAAAGATAATCGTGTATTGCTCCAGACTCAGGATTGGTACCTTTAAGAAGTGGTACCGATTCTTCGTCGTACACGAAGCCGACTGGAATACAAGACCATCTTCCTAAGATAGTAGAGTAGAACAAGAATAGTCTTTGCAATCTTACGAAGCTTCCGCCGTGCAAACGCTCGATTACAATGTTACCAAGAACTTGTGTCTGCTCCATAGCTCACCTACTTAGCCGGATTCGCCGTAGCGCTGAGCAGATTAAGGAGAGTTTGTAAGGCAGACACATCAATTTGCTGCCCATTGATTTCTACTCGCGCGTCGCCAACCCTTCCCTTAATACTCTCAGCTGTCGTGAACAGCCTAAAGTAAACCACCTTAGTACCGTCTGGAGTTTCGTGCCTAAGTATGGCACAACTATTGAGTAGTAGTACCAGTAGCGTAACCAGCACCATTTTACGAAGCTTCATGGTGTCCCCCTCTTAAGTAAGTGATCGAGAACCGACGCAAGCTTTTGTTTTATCTCACCTATATCCTCTTTCAAGTTCCCGTTGTGTAGCTTCCATTTTTCTTGGCATTGCTCACAGGTATCGGAGTAAATGACTTTCCCCTCAAGAACTTTGAGGTCCGCTTCGACACGAGTAACATCAATTACCAAGTTAGCCACTTTTGTTACCAAGGTTCCCTTCATGACTCCATAACTAATTCCAGCTCCAACAGTGCCACTTATAACAGTAAGAATAACAGGAACCCAGAATTGCTCGTTTATTGCCATTGGTCAATCCTCCTTAACAAATCCAGGGCACTCGAAGGTGAATGATGATAGTGCCGGTCTTAGCATTACCAGCACTGGCCACGTTAAACTCCAGCGTGGAATCGAAGACAACACCAAGCGATGTTCCGAGGACTTGCTCAGTGTTAGCCGTGTCTCGATCCGCGCCCGCACCCATAAGCACATCCGTTCCATCTTCGTCATGCACCGTTATGTCGTAGTTGTCAGTCGGTGCGTTGGGTGCTCCTCCAGGGATTGTAGTAAGCCTCACAATCTCGCCAGTGTATTTCATTTTCGTTGTGCCTGTAGCAGTGCCAGCCGCGTCGTCTGAAGTCCAGTCCGCGCGAACCTTGGCAATGCCATTCTTGTAACGATACTCCTTAATTGTACAAACCATTCCAGCCATTTCCTTTCCCTCCTTATTCTTTTGTTTCCTTCGACGCCGACGGTACGCCAAAGAAATATTTAAGCTTCGATTCTTTGTATAACTCAGGTATATCATCATTAGCAAGCCTCGTCATTTTAGCCACTGACTGAGGCATTGGCCCAGAACTAAACCACTTACCGAAGAATGAACTGAGCCAGAATTCATCATCGTTTGCAGATGCTTCCATCGCGGCAGTAACCATCGGGTTCATGTTGACTCTGAAACCTGATTCTTCCTTCTTCAAGAATGGTACATGCAAGGCGTGTTCAAAGAAGTCAGCATCAAGCATCGCCTTACCACCCATGATTAAGGTTCCAAGTATCATCATCTTTCGCATTACTTGTGTGGTTGCAGCGTTGCCCCACATATCGCGTTCTGACGTCAGTGCATCTTTGATTAGACCAAGTTTAAATTCCTTCTCACCGGCCTTAATGTCAGACCGTAGATTTTGAAGTTGGTCTACTGTTACACCAAATGCTTTCTTAACATCCTTTCCAGCTCTGGCAGCAAGTAAAACTCTCTGCTCAAAGATTTTGAATGGTGTCCCTTGGAACATGAACATCATACGAACGTAAGGATTTCTGATCCAAGTTGGATTCATTATGCCGTTAAGGAAGTTGGTTTTAATGACAGTATCCATCACGCCGTAAATCGCTTGCTGTGCAGTCATACCTTGTTTCGCTGCCATCTCTAAGGCAGCAACGTAGGAGTGAGCCCGGTCAAGACGTTCGGTGAAGTTGATAAGCGTTCCACCTTTCTCGTTAAATTTTTGCAGCCACTTCTCGACGATTGACTCAGGTGGATCGTACATGTTTAAGTCGGCGATGATACTTGACATGCGATTACCTGCCGTATAAGTACGCATCACGTCAGTGTACATGTCAGTTCCCTTCGCCCCAAGTCCATTAGCAACATCCTTGCCAACCGCTCGAAGGTGCATTTGCACTGATGCTGGAAGAACTTTCATACTTTCCTTGAATCCGAAGTTTGTCCAGTTAGCCTCCAGCTTGGTAAGATGTTTGAAAGCTGATGATGGATTAAGGAACAACCTCATAGCAACCTCAAACGAGTAAGCAACTCTTGCTAACTTGGACATTGTGTTTCGCTCGGACGGGGCAAAGGATCTCTTAAACCCATCCCAGAAATCCTCTGCTCCCTTGAATCCGAGTTGTTTAACTGCCTGAATGTGTGGGTTCCAGACCTTCCAGAACTCAGCCATCTCAATACGTTTGTTAGCGTCAGGTAAATACTTACCCATGACGTACTCAATATCTGGCACCATTTGCTTGGAACCTGCAGCCCGGTGATGGAAGTGTGAGTAGGCCAAGGCATTGTCCATGTTAGCAACGCCATCAGCTTCTAAGGCTTTAGCGAGACTCCGATAGTTAGCAGAAGGATGAGCAGCGTGATGAACGTAAGGAATATCCATGATAGGATTTTCACCCACTTCAACCATCCTTGTAGAGAAATCATCAAGTAGTTCACGCAAATATCCCACAGCAACTTTCTCATCATTGGTAAGTAAGGGAGCAAGCCACGCATTGCCATCCTGTAAACCTTCACCCTCAAGAGCCAGAGCAATACGTGTACCTGAATTACGCGCAGCGAGAGGCTTAACAGTAGACTCCCAAGACGCATGAAACTCCTTAACAATCTCATCAGACTCATGAAGTTTTTTAACGCTGTCATCGAATTGACCTTGGAGTATACCAATGTAAGCCTCCCGTTGTGTTTTCTCCGTACCACTTAACTTTGCAAGTGTTGGACGGAGTTTAGCAAGTTCCTCTTCGATACTCTTGATATTACCGATTAAGTAGCCACGTTTTCCGATTATCTGACCATACTGTTTTTCAAGAGGAGCCATTGTTTTAATGACTTCGTTGGCTGCTCCCTTGTATCCAGCAACATCACCAAGAATGTTTTGTGTAACTTCAACAGCGCGCGCCGTGTTTGCTGGAGCCGTCGCGTACAAGCGAGTGGCAACGTCTACCATAGGATCGCCCATTACTCGCTTACCGTTTTTCATTACTCCATATATCCGCTCAGCCACAGTGTACGGTCCGGCAACCTTCATCCAGAATGTACTTGGTCCCTTGTAAGCAATGTTAGTGATATCCGGTGCAACGCCAGGTGACCTCATGAATTCTGGCATGGTCTTTGGATTAGCTGGATCAACAGGAGCAGAGAAGAACTTAGTCTTCCGTATGACAGCTTCCATATCTTTCCAGGTTTTCTTCCCACCGTTTACCATTTCAGCTGCCCATTCAGCAACCTTCGGTGCAACCTTCAATTCGGCCGTAAGTGGATTGGCGTTTGATTGATCTGCTGACATCCATGATCCAAGCACGGCAACCGGAGCCATTGCTGCAACAACCGGGCCAAGTGACTTTGCTTTTGACTTCTTCCCAGCCGCGCTCAACTTATCAATGCGCTCCATGTAAGCATCTTCAAACGGCTCAAACTGATTGCGTGTTATCTTACCTTCTTCGAGCAGACCGTATCCCTTATTGAAGAAGTTCTCCACATCCTCAGCATTTTTGAGTTTGCCGAACTCCTTTCCAATTACCTTCCCGCCTCCCTTAATAATGGCGACAGTATCAGTAATGTCCTGAATATCTTCAACTCTCTGCGTCCTCAGTGCCGTACGGTAGTTGATAACATCGTCAACAAATCCTTGCTGTTCAGAACTAAGCTTCCACGTACTCGAAGGATTAAAAGCTTCGCCTGGAATACTCAGCTCCTTCATCCTTGTTTCAATGTAATCGTTGGCAGCGAGTTGACCTTCTGGATGCATACCAAAGGTTTTACCAATGTCAACTGACGTCGGCGCAGCAACTACTTCCGGCGTTGGAGATAATGCATTTTTTGAACTATCTACCACTTTCTCAGTAGTGGTTGCACCAGCCTTTGGAGGTTCATGGAAGATGATCAACTCTCCAGCTTCTCCAGGTCCCTTCGCAAACTCAACACTATCATAACCTTGCTTGCGGAGTTTAGAGAATAGAACTTCCTCTTCAAACTTGCCAGCATTAAACCCTGTCTTAGACATTTTGCTAAACAGGGTTTTGTTGACAAGTTCGTACTGGCCTTCTTGCAGCAACTGAGTTTTCTTCGGGCCAAGAACCTTCTGCATCAAGGAGAGTCTATCCTCAGATTTGAAAGTATTCTTGAGGTCATGCTCAGCACTTAAAATACTCGCACCTTCCTTGCCCTCAGTGAAAGACTTAGCAAGTCCTTCGTCGCGCGTCCAGTACGTAATGGCCTTACCTTCGTCGCCAGTTGTTCCTCGATACCACTTTGTTTTCGTTGCAGTGTCAGCAGTTAGTCCCCACTTTTCACGTACCTCTTTCAACGCGTCAGCAACAGACTCGCCAGACAGCACACTATAAGTATCTTGCGTTACTGGATCAGTGAGCGTGTGTCGTGAAGCATCGTCTGCCCACGTCCCCTGGTATAGCTGCCCAAGGTCACCAGCTTCCTTAGCGATACGCGAACCTTCCTTAGGATTCATAACGCTTCCGGCTGCCTTAGCCTTCCCGTTTGTCGGCTCAACGATTCGAGTAATCTTCGCAGCCTTATCGCCCTCAGCAAATACTGGTATCGCGTCAGTCATTTCTTTCGACAACTCGGAATTCGTTTTACTTATCGCTGACTCAGTCTCGATTACCTCAGTACTTGTGTTGCGCTTCAGAAGTTTCTTGCCAATTCTTTTTGGAATTTTATCAGCATCTGCAACACCCAACGTCGTAAGCTTCTCAGTGATAGCAGTTGTGTCCACGTCAGGCTTAACGATTTCATCGAATGTTCGCAAGGCTCGATCATCGTTAATCTGTCGCAGCGCATCCAGTGGATCGGTACCACCTTCCACAAGACCGTTATATTTTACCTGATCATCGGTCGTGCGTAAGATGGTATCACGCTTGTACCACAGGTTAGTCATGTCGG